AAATATGTTAAGCAAAATAAGAAACTTGCTGGATTTGATGGTAAAATCTATATACCTGCAGAATTTCTACTTGATATAGATGGTACTGATGTTGATGATGCAAGACAGAAAACTATTGGACTAACATTAGTATTAAACGATCTCATGATACCTTATAATATATACTTTTCAGGTACTGGCTTTCATGTTAGTATACCTCAAGAAGCATTCCTTTGGGAAGGAGCTCGTGACTTGCATTTAAAGGTTAAAGATGCATTAACTGAAAAGGGTATATTTGAATATGCAGACCCATCTGTTACAGATAAGTCTCGTATTATCAGACTCTTAAATACTAGAAATGGTAAATCTAATCTTTACAAAATCTATCTAACATCACAGGAATTACACTTACATCCTGAGGAAATTATAGCCTTAGCTAGAAAGCCACGAGAGATAGAAATACCAAGACATGAATGCAATCCTGTATTTGATGTAATGGTACGTAAAAAAGAAGCAATGAAGATTCAGCTTAAAAAACCTGTCGATACTGGTAATCCTGATAAGCATCAATATCCATGCATTCAAACCATGATGAATGGTACGGCTTCTGGTTCCAGACATGCAGTAGCGCTGCGTATAGCTGCACACTTAAGATGGAGATATCCTAAAAATATTGTAGAGCTAGTAATGGAGCATTGGAGACAAACGGTAAGTGTCGATGGTGATTTTGAGAAAATAGAAATGGACCGTTTAGTTGATAATACCTATAATGGGCATGGTGGTCAGGGTAATCGTTATGGCTGTAATGATGTTATTATGGATAAGTATTGCGAATCTACATGCAAGTTACATAAAGCAAAGAAAAATCAGAATGCATTAGATTCTACTGCAATGGAAAAGGTACTAATGGACTTTATTCAATCTGATGTTAAACCGATAGACATAGGTGCATTATATGGTAAGAAATTTCCTATATATCCTGGAGAGGTAGTAATCGTCCAGGGACCACCTAAGTCTATGAAAACCATGCTGTTACAGAACTGGCTTAATGCATTAAAAGTAGAAACTTACTTCCTTGAAATGGAAATGTCACCAAGACAGATGATGATGAGATTTGCTATGATGGCAACTGGTAAATCAGAAGAAGAGGTAGTTGAATCATATCGACAAGGTATCAGTATTTCTGATCAGTTTAAATGGCTGACAATCGACTATAATCCTTGTCGTGCATTTGAATTGGCTAAACGTATAGATATGCAACCTAATAAGCCTTCAATAATAGTAGTGGACCATATGGGTCTATTTCATTCAGCACATAAAGACAACAATATGAAAGTTGAGGAAGCCTCACAGGCACTCATGGAATTGGCTATCCAGAAGAATATTGTCGTATTTGCTATATCTGAAATAGGTAAAGAGTCATTCAGAGAGGGCCAAAACATAGCTTCTACCAGAGGTTCATTCCGTGTTGCGTATAATGCAAACAAAATACTTGGACTTACTGGTCATAAGAATGACGAAGGTCTACTAAATCATATAGATGTAACAACTATTGCTAATAGAGAGCGAGAAATATTCAACATGAGATTTCTTGTTGATAATGTAACATTGAAACCAGCTGGTGATGTAATAGATGCACCAGTAACTGAAAATAATCAAAGGAGAATAATACATAATGCAAAGATCACTAGCTAATATAAGTAGAGATTTACTTATTGCTAAAAATGAATACGAAATCTTTCAAGAAGATGAATTACAGAAACGTATTGATGAATTAAGAGATGAACAAGCTAAGAAAGAAGATGGAATCTACTTCTTCTATAAAGATTTCGATAAGGAAGTTGAAATATTTGAGGAGCAGATTAAGAAAGCACAACGTTATGTGAAGTTTCTTAAGAATGAACAGGAACGTATTAAAGGTTACGTAGTAGGACAGTTTCAATTAACTGGCAGACTACCTGAACATAGTGCATTAAATCCCTTAAAGATACGAGAATCAGCAGGAGCTGTAGATGTAATAGATGAAACTAAAATACCTGATGAATACTGGATTAAAGTTACCACTAGTAAGCTTGATAAGAAGCGTATTCTTCAAGAATTAAAGACAGGTAAAGAAATAACAGGAGTTAGACTGAGTAAGAAAGACTTCGTAACAGGACTTAAATAAAGGAGAGTAAATGGAAGCAACATTAATAACAAGTAATGTGGTAGATGAAAGCGTACTAGCATCAATAGAGCTACCAGCAAAGACTAAAACATATGTACCTGTATCACATGCAGATTTTATACATAATGTCAAGGATATAGCATCAAGAATGTTACCTAGATATGATATGCATACAGAAAAATATGGTATAGCACGTAATGGTAATCAGATGTTTGGGGCATTAACATATCGTAAGCAAATGGACGATAATTTAGAGCCTATTAAGGACATGGGTTTAAGTATAGGTATCAGAAATTCATACGATAAATCTATGTCTCTTGGCATTTGTAGTGGTGCATCAGTATTTGTCTGTGAAAATCTTATGATGAATGGAGAAATCGTTATGATGCGAATGCATAAAGGTCGTATATTAGATGAACTAAAGGGTCTGATATTTAATGCAATAGCTAATTCTGAAGATAAGTTTCAGACACTATACTCAGATTCTCAAGCATTTAAAAATAGGGAGTGCAACAATAATATGGCTTTCAGTACGATAGGTAAATTATACGGAGAAGGTATCTTAAAAGAACGACAGTTACCTGTAGTAAAGAAAGAATGGTTGTCACCCTCTCATGATACATTTAGTGAGAAAACATTATGGCGATTATATAATGCCTGTACTGAATCATTGAAGACAACATCACCAATGCTGAGAATGCGTAAACAAATCCAATTACATGATAAGTTTAAAGCTGATTTTGATGTTATGTAATGGAAGACTACAAAGCTGCATTTAATATTCTTATGAAATATTGGAATTACATACCTGAAGAAGAACAACATATAGTGCATCAGAAGCTTAAAATCGTACTAGATTATGAGCCTACTACCGCTGATGAGTTCAATAAGGGTATGAATTTGGCCCATAATAGCCCCTTAAAGGCTGTTTCGCATAAAAATGGACCTGTACCCCTACATAAGATAAAAGAGGCTTTAAATCGCCTTAGAGACAAATATGGCTATGGTGAAAAGGATTCATAATACATTATTTAGGGTTGTGTGTCATGAATTATGGGGTGTATTGGCACACCCCCACTATTGCGGAGAAATGTAATGGTTGCATACTGGGCTCATAATTCAGAAGTAGCAGGTTCGATTCCTGTCTCCGCCACTAACAAGGTTGACAAATGTTATAATCAACCTTATAGGGTTGACATTAACAGGGTTAAATTGAAAGTATACTTACAAAATAGCAAGGATTAATTTAAATGTCCACTGGCTTATGCTGGTGCTACAAGTACTACCTCGCTTATGCAGGTCGGAAAGAATGAAAGAACCTCGTTACATAAACGGGAAATATGGGGGTGACAGACCATATCCTTGCTGTAATTCACTATAAATGATGAGTTATGGAAACAAAAAGTACTAATAATTGGCGACAGTTTATAAGGAGAAAGAATGCGATTTCTTAGCCACATATTATATCATATAGGACATATTTGCTATAGTTTACATTTGTGGGCACTTTACCAGAAGATAATGTCTTATTCGGTGAAGCTAGATAAGGAATATAAAGTGTGGGAAAGTGTTAATATAAAGAAGGGTGGTGGTGGATTACGATAATGATAAAAAGCGTTAAAGATATAATGGCAGGAATGTTAGCCGAATGGCTGTGTAAAGATTTTGGATTGTTAATAGACGAACCTTCAGAGAAGGAAATAGCTGAGACTTTAGAAGAGCATAATAAGGAAGTGCTTGATTATGGGGTTAAAAAGAGATGAGATGTTCCAAGCAACACGTATATTAAACCTATTAGTTGGATTATTGAATATATATTTCTATAGTCTAGGTGGTGGTTATCATTTATTGGGAATAGCAATGCTCAATGTAGGAGCATGGGCCTTTACCAGAGGAGTACATAAATGAATTGTGTTATGGAACTTATTATTAGGATTAATATTTTTAGGATCTAATCGATATGGTGTTTATATTACAGATGAGTGTCCGCAGGAGAGTTACAGCTGCCCAATAATATGTGATGTAGATCACATTCACCTACCAATAGAGGAATGTAAGAATGGCAAAACAGAACAAGAAAGTAGACCAGATTCGACAATTATACCATCTGGCAGACAGCTCAACGAGGAGACAGTGGCAGCAAATAAATCAGAAAGGTTATGAATTTGCCCACGATGAACAGCTAGCATCAGATGAGAAGGATTCCTTGGAAGAACAGGGAATGCCTACATTTACAATTAATCGTATACTTCCAGTTGTTGAGATGCTCAATTTTTATGCTACAGCTAATAATCCCAGATGGCAAGCTATAGGGGTAGAGGGTAGTGATTCTGATGTGGCAGCAGTGCTTTCTGATCTTACTGATTATGTTTGGCATAACTCTAATGGCTCTACACTTTATACTAATGCCATTAATGATTCAGTTACTAAGGGTATTGGCTATCTTCTTGTTACTATAGATAAAGATGCTGATAATGGCATGGGTGAAGTAGTTATACAACAACCAGAACCTTTTGATATATTTATAGATCCTAAGTCAAGAGATATGCTTTTCCGTGATGCAGCCTTTGTTATGATTCGCAAGGTATTACCTAAGAATCACTTAATGAAGATATTTCCTGATCAGAAGCGTAAAATTGCTAATTCAAATAGTGATGATCAGTCACAAGCTACATATTCAACAAGATCCTTAGATCAAGAACAGAAATTATTTACATATAATGATGATGTAGATTCAGATATGGCAATAACTGCTAAGGGAGAACAAGATCAATTAGTTGAATTCTTTGAAATGTATGAGAAGATAAAGGTTTCTTATATGAATTTATTCTATCGCATACCTCCTGATGAAGAACAGTTAAAAGCTATAAGACAGCAGGCGGATGTGCAGTTAAAAGAGATGCAAGCTGAAATGGAAGTGCAGTTATTAGAGCAACAGCAACAAATGCAGGAAGCAGTCCAAGCTGGTGAAATGTTGCCAGAGAGATATGAACTTGAAATGCAGAAAGCTCAAGAAATGATGGCACAGCAATTACAGGTGGCTGAACAGGAAATTATGAGTCAACTTCAAGCAGAAGCGTCTAAGATTGAGAACAAGATTATAACTGAAAAAGAGTTTAATATCTTAATGAAAGATCCACAGATAGCAAAGAATGTTGTGGATAAGGTACAGTTTTATTCTACTCGTGTAAAGCAAACTTGTTTAGCAGGTGATAAGCTTTTATATGAGCAAGTTCTACCTGATACTATTACAGAGTATCCATTAGTTCCATTTCATTATAAGTGGACCGGAACTCCATATCCGATATCAGCTGTCTCACCACTTATTGGTAAACAGCAGGAAATAAATAAAGCACATCAGATTATGGTACATAATGCTTCATTAGGCTCTAGTCTTCGTTGGATGTATGAAGAAGGCTCTATTGATGCTGAGATATGGGAAAAATACTCTTCCAGTCCAGGAGCTTTACTTCCAATTAGACCTGGAGTTGAGAGACCTACTCCAGTAATCCCAGCTCCTCTTGCTAGTGCCTTTTTCCAGATAGTTCAAGAAGGTAAGGGTGATATGGAGTATTTGGCTGGTATATATAGCTCTATGATGGGAGATAGTTCTCAAGCAGGAGAAACTTATCGTGGCATGCTGGCTTTAGATGAGTATGGTACTAGACGTATAAAGCAATGGATGAGTACCTCTATTGAACCTGCTTTACGTCAATTAGGAACTATGGTGCTTCAATTCTCACAATCTACATATTCAGCCTATAAACGGTTTAGATTGATTCAACCTTCTGCTATTCAAGAAGGAAGAGATCAGGAAGTAAATATTCCTATCTATAACGATATGGGAGAAGCTATAGGCAAATCAATGGACATAGCTACAGTTAAGTATGATGTTCGTATTATTCAGGGATCTACACTACCTATCAATAGATGGGCATACTTAGAAGAATTAAAGCAACTAATGCAGCTTGGTGTAATAGATGATATAGCTGTACTTGCTGAAACTGATCTAAAGAATAAGGAAAATATTGTAAAAAGGAAATCATTATATGCACAGTTGTCGGGGCAAGTTGAACAGCTTAATGAGGCGGTCAAAGATAAGGACGGCACGATTGAGACCCTTGAAAGACAATTGGTACAAGCTGGCATTAAACAAAAAGTTATGCAGGCCGATGTTGAGATTAATAAAAAGAAAGAAGAAGTAAAATCTCAGATGGGTAAGCAGTATATTGAAACAGAAGGAAAGCAAAAATTATTACGGAATGTAATGTCTAATAATGTAGAGTCTCAGAAGCAGCAAGCAGGCAATATGTTACAGTCTGTAAAAAATAGTTTGGAAAGTAATTCCAAAGAATAGTACATTACGCACATTGACCAATTCTAAAAGGAGATATAATGGCAGAAGAACAAGGTAACCCTGAGATCGGAATGCAAGCAGATTCATTAGAAGCTGCAGAAGCACAGCAAACCGATGCAGGCTCCTCGGATTTTTTCAACCAACTCGAAAATGAAGTTAATGGTGGAATAATAGATAACACTGAGGTAACCCAAAATCAAACAAGTGGCTCCGAACAGGTAACCCACGTACAACACGATGATGGCTCCAATAACGTGAAACAGTCTTCAGATGACAGCACAGACTGGAAAAAGAGATACGAAGATAGTAGTAGAGAAGCTGTCCGCTTGTCAGAACAATACAAATCGGTTGAACCTTTTGTACCAGTTCTGGAAGCGATGAAGAACGATAGTGGATTAGTAGATCATGTTAGGAACTATTTGGTGAAAGGTGGCCAACCAGAAAAGTCAATTCAAGACCATCTCGGTCTTGATGAAGACTTTATGTTCGACCAGCAAGAAGCAATGACAGATCCTGATTCTGATAGTGCTAAACTAATGAATGCTCATGTAGATAGGATGGTACAAGGAAGAGTTGGACAGATGATCCAAGCTGAAAAGCAAAGGGCTCAACAAATTCAGCAAGCCAATACCAGAGTAACTGAAGAGCAGACATTTAGAGATAAGCATAAGATGTCAGATCAAGATTTTGAAACATTCAAAGCTAAGGCTCAGGAGCATGTAATGACATTAGATGATGTTAATTACTTGTTAAACCGGAACCAGAACAATGAGAATGTAGCAAATTCTACAAAGAAGGATATGTTAAACCAAATGAAGAATGTCAGAAACATGCCTACTTCCGCATCGGGAGCAAACAATCAAGACCCAGGAAGATCAGAATCAGACGAAGTGTTTGATGCGATAAAGGGCCTTGATGAAGGTGTTGACAACTTGTTTGGTTAGGCTTATATAAAATTTATGTAGTCTATCCGAACTTAATTCTAATTAAGGAGATAGACAAATGGCGGATGTTCTTAATGTAACCGGTAGTAATTATACTGACGGTTCCATAGAGAGAGGTGAATCCTCAGTCCAGCTTAATACAGGTGCTCTTCGCAGAAAGTATAACTTTGGCGATAAAGTGTCTGAATTGGCTTTGGCTCAGGATCCATTCTTTCGATTCGTAAGTATGGTTTCTAAGAAACCGACCGATGATCCTTCTTTTAAGTTTACAGAGAAGCGATCTTCTTACACTAAAAGATATGCATATTTATCCGATTATAGCAGTTCTGCTATATCGTCACCTGCAACTGATGTGACAAGTGCGTCACCGGATCCTGCAGCTGCGGATGTATATTCTTTTAGTTTTTTCACAGACTATAATGCTAATGGTAATAACCAGAATATTTATGGTCAAACAATAACCCTTGCTGAAGGAGTAAAAGGTACCCAGCCTAAATTCTTCATTCCGGGACAAATCATAAAGATACCAGTAGGTGCAACAAACACTCTCAATAATCTTGGTTCAGAATTATCTGACTATACATTATGGAAAATTAATTCTGTAGACCTTGATACATATGCAGAGGCTGCAACAGCCAATAGTGCAACTGTTAATAAGGCTATTGTTAATGCAACCTGTATAAAGGCACCTGCAACTAGTAACTTCATGCAAGCTACCACAACTAGCTCAACCATTGGAAATGGTGAAGCTGGATTGGGTCATGCTGCTACATTGGCATCTAAAAGCCAGGCTACTGAAGATCTTGAGCCTTTTAAATGTTATGTAGTTGGTACTGCTTTTGCTGCAGGTTCTGGTTATCCAGAGTCTTGGCAAGATCAGCCATACAGTACTGGACATGGTCAAACTCAGATCTTTAAAACATCTGCAGCTATGAACAATACTGACCGTGCTACTGTATTGAAGTATGAGGGCAATGAATGGGCACGTATCTGGAAAGAGAAGCTCATTGAGCATAAATGGGATATTGAAAATGCACTTCTATTTGGTAGTCAAAGTTCTACTTATAATACCACTGAAGGTGCAGTAAACTTTATTTCTAGTTATGGAAATACTTTCAGCCTAACATTAGCAACTAAATCTCAAGATGCATTTCTTGACGATATGTCGGCTTTGTTAGATCCAAGATATAATAATGCTACCTCAACTGTATTCTTCTGTCAGACAGCAGTTTACAATTGGTTGCATAAATTATCTGGATACTTTGCAAATAATGTTGGTAGTGTGGTTCCGCAGTCAGGAAATACTACTCCCTCACCGGGAATAGGTACTGATGCTGGGAATGGCTATGCTAACTTTGCATTGAGTGGCAAAAAGAAAGTATTTGGTGTTGATATTACAACAATCTCAACTGTATATGGTGACATGAATGTTGCACGTAATGTGCATCTTGATGGAACTACAGTTAAGATGTTGGGTATTAATATGAAATATTGTGCGTACAGACCATTAGTTGGTAATGGTATTAACAGAGATACTGGGATTTACGTGGGAGTTCAAACTTTAGAGAACTCTGGTGTCGACCGTAGAGTAGATCAAATCTTAACAGAAGCGGGGATGGAATGGAGTTGTCCTGAAACCCACGCTATCTGGACATAAGGAGATAAATCATGGCAAATCCATTATATGGACAAAATAAGGCTGACGATGCTCTAGACTTTGCATTAAATGCAAGTAGTGGCCAATCGTTTAGCACTGTTGTAGTCGCTGGCGATAATGCTCAGTATGGTACAGCAGCAGCTCCTATGGGTAAATCTCATATGAACAGAACAATAGTTCAGGGGCATGCCAATGGTCTTGATCTTTGGCTTCCGTCTATTGATGCTAGTGATGCTGGTTTATGGCTTCAGATAATATCAGGAGTATCTAATAGTGGTGCGTCTACTGTTGTTACTGCTGCTTCTGGAGACTTGCTGGTAGGTAACACTATTGCTACTAAAGCTGCAGATGCTGTTGCTAATGCTGTTTACTTTGCAGCTGACGGCTCTGATGATCTTATATTTACTTGGAATGGTACAACTACTGGTGGTTTAATTGGTAGCGAGGTATTCTTTCAGGCAAATAAAGATGGTTACTGGTATGTAAAATCAGTAGCTAATGGAAGTGGTTCTTTAGCCACTCCATTTAGTTAATAAGTAACTAAAATATACCTGCCCCCTCTATTGAGATATGGGGTCTCTTCTAGAGGGGGTGGGTACCTTAGGAAAAATTTATGGCATTTCAAGATCAAGTAGAAGACATAACTTCGCTCTCTGTATCTGATACAGGTGAGC